CTGGTTTAGTCAAACAATAATCTAATAATCTATTATTTACTGGTATTTCTGTATTATAATGACAGAACTCAATAAATCCTTGGATAATAGTAGATTCAGAAAATTCACTACTAACTAATGGAAACTTAATTTTACTGTTTTGGGGATCTACTAATAAAGTAGATTGTGCCATATTAACCATATCAAAATTAATATTGTGTAAATAAGAAACTATATCATTATCTTTAATAATTGATGGTTCTTTTTTAGTAAAATAGTCGATAGTCCTATATTCACCACTATTACAACAAGCATTTTGAAGAAATGGAACCTTGCTTGAATTTGTTAGTATAGGATTTTCCTTTGAAACAGTCTTTTGAATTGATTGAATAATAGCCATTGAAAAGTATATCATCTTAGATTGAATAACTCTTAATTTTTCAAATTGGTCTTTTGAACCAGTTTTAATATCCTCTTTGAATGAATTTCGGAAACTATTATCAAGATTAGTAGGTGTTTTATTTTTAATATTCTGTAGTGGAGGCAAGAAGTTAATCCAATTTTTAATATCATGTTCAATAGGAATAAAATCATCTTCATTCTGTAACAAATAGTTTTGTTTTTCGCTAACTAGAACCTTTATTTCGCTTTGTTTCAAAACATAAACATCCAATGTCTTTTTAATTACTGTAGTAATCTTTTCAACAGATTTTGGTATAGCCTTCCAGGGATAGATATTGGTCTTAATTCCTGATGATACACAAGCAATATATATAATATTGGATAAATCTTCATCACCAGCAATAGGATAACCAGTTAATGAACGTTTACAACCAGGAAAAGTTTTATTAGATTGGATCGAAGGAATAGACACAGCAATATAGAGAGAAATATACGCCAATGTAAAAGACATTAATGATTTATTAAAAACATCTTTGTAAGATGGTATTTTTTTCCCTTCTTTGGTAAGTTTTTTAATCTTCTCTTCATATACATCTTCAGAATCAACAGTATCATCTAATGCTTTCAATGTGTGCTGGATAATATCATCTCTATAATTATCTAATACAATACCCATATTATTAGAAATGGTTGAAATAACATTATTAATTATTTTTCCTTTTGGGTTAGCTAATAATTCTTTTTTAATTAATTTCTTTTCTATAGGTGTTTGAAATAACGCATCTCCAGCATTTTGTTCTAATATCTCTCTAGACTGTGATTTGAATCCACTATCTTCATATCCTTCATCAGTACTAAGAGCAATCTTTTCAATTTCAAGACCACTATGTTCATCTACAATACGGTCATCTACCTCAACACCTTGACTATTTTTAATTTCAGTAATTGTTTGAAAGTAATTACCATCTTCAACAAAAACACTAGCCAACGTGTATACAAATGTTGGTAATAATTTATTATTAGTTTCATTACAATATAACCAATATTCACAAGCACTTTCACAAGTGTCTGTTTTACAATTTTTTTGTATATCTACAGATGGATTCATTGGTCTAGTATATTTTTTAACAAATTTAACAATATCATGTTGTTTCTTAACAAAATCACCTTGACCCATAATAACATTTAATAACCCCGCAACTGGAGAGACAATTTGTTCTTCATTTTCCAAATTTTTAATTAGCTTTAATTTATCATTTTCGTATTTATATAGTAAAAATTTATTAATAGTTCTAAGTTTTTCTAATCTATATAGCTGTGACTTCCAAATTTCACCTATTTTTTTCTTACTCATTTCCATATTCTCAGTATATGTGGAGTCAAATTCATCAAACATTTCCTTTAGTAACTCTTTTTTAATAAGTTCAGTGCCATACTCCTTATCAGCACATTTTTTATCAATTTGAATACATTTTTGTTGGATATTACAAAATAATTCATTAGAACCGAAAAATGAATTATCCGGGATAGTTTCATCTCGAATCCATTTATCATCTTCTCTCTTATAATAATAGTAAACAATATTGTCAATATTATCAATTTCCAAGACAGCATATTGACCATCTTTAATAAGTCGTTTTTTATCAATCATCGAAGTAGCTTCATATATAGCATCAGGTCGTTTTAATCCAATATTTTTAATTAATTCGTCAACGAGAAAATTTTTGAAAACAAGATTTTCCATTTCAGATTTTTGTGACTTATATTCATCCAAAATATCATAGACAGTAGGGTCATATTTTTTATCAAAATAAAGAGGAATTCCATCATCTGCTGTCAAATCTTCTAATGAGATATATCTTTTTGCCAACACATATTGACCACATTCGTTACCTTGTTTGGCTTTATCTAATTCTTTTTTATATTCCTCATTCTTTTCTTCTAATAAATCATCAAAATTGAATGGAGTATATAAGTCAATGTTTAATAATGTTTGTGTAGTATTGAAACACTCAGCATAATCAGATATATTCATATATTTAATAATTTCTGAAGGAGATAATACAACTGTGTCTGAAAGTTGACCGACAAATCTTTTTCCTGTGGTATTTAGTCCATAAGCTTCTAATACAACAGATCCACTCTCTTTTCTTCCTTCTAAAATTTTGTAAAGTATAGATGTATACATAAATCTAGGTGTTGATTCTAATTTATTAAACAATTCTTGATTTTTAACAAAATTACTTTTATATGATAATATTTCGGTTTCAATATATTCTTTAATTTCTTGATATTGCATAAAAGAAATATCATCAAGATAAACTAAGAATGGCTGTAAATATTCTACAACAGTAACGAGAGATAATTTACCATTAATGTATTTCTTAATAAGATTGAATAAAATTCTAGTTTTGGGTATAATAACATTAAGAAATTTTTTAAATTTATCCGGGTCATTATTCTCCTCGCTAAGTAAATATTGTGTTTTATGTTTTAAATAATTATCTTCATTGAATTGGATTGGTGATTCTATATTGTTAATATATTTTCGTGTTACAGATGTATTTTCACGAAAAAGTTTCCAATATTTTAAAAAGTGAGTATTTAAATTGGATTTATCTATAATAGATGTTCCTGGAAGATTAATATTGGAAAATCTGACAACAGGTTCTCTTAAAGTGAGAATGGAATTAACTGTAATAGTATCATTAGGAGTCATAGGAATTGTTTTTGTCTTCATTTTAATAGATGTTAATTCAGTTGTTTGAAGTTTAGATAATCCAAGATTATATCTAGTTATTAAAAATCTTTTTCGCTTCATTTCCTCATTTTTAGATACAGAAGAATAGAAATCGTCAAGATTATCAATAACAGTATCAAAATTTTCTAATACAGTTTGTTTTGTTAATGCTTGTGGATTATAATCAATATCAAACGGAGTTAATGAGGGTTGAAGTTTATTCATATATGTAGAATAGGAATCGCTGTTTGTTTTATACATTTCTCTAATATCATATTGACTAGTTAATGTTTCTGCTAGAGTTAGTGAAACAACATCATTTGATTCATTAATTTGTTCGAGAGAAATATCTAAATCATACAACTTTTTAACATTTTGTGCGACGGGTAAAATCCAATTTAATTTATAATTTAAATTATTAATTTTATCAACAAGTGGTTTATAATCAGGACCTTTAAATAATGGTTTATTAGCATTTCCATTATCATCAAAGGTAGAATAATCATTTCTCAATTGTTTAAATCTCTCAATCATAATATGAATATTGTTTAATACGCTTCTAGTTCTTTCAGCATTAGGAATAGATGATAATAAATCGTCAAGTAATTCATTTGTTTGAGTTTCAATACCATATCTTTTTTGTTCCTCTGGGACTTCTTCTTCAGTAGTAATAGCAGCTAATTCGGGGCCAAATTCGATTTGGTCTGCTTCCAAAATAATATCCTTAAGTTGAGTTTTTATAGTTTCAACAGGAATTTCAACAGGAATATCTACTGAAGTTTCCATATACTCAGGAAGATCATTATCATCTGAATCAATATCATCTAGATCTAATTGTTTACTCTTTTCTCTCATCTCTTCTAACTGTCCTTCTTCTTTCTCTTTCTGAAGAAACTCAGGCATAGACCGAACAACGATTTCTTCAATAGGAATATTTTCAGGAATACCTTTATAACCAAAATCAATGTAAATTAATTCCTTTTCATCTTTTTCATTGACTATTTCTACTTCTATCATATCTTCTTCCAAGTTGGTAATTTGGCCAGTAATAGGAATATCTCCAGCAAAATGAATGTCAATCCATGTATTGGGTAACAATCCATTTTGTCGAGCATATCCTCTAGATTCCGGACGGCTTAATATATCAATATTATCGATACTCTCATCGGCAAGAGTGCCATCTTCGTTAATATTTAAAGTAATAGTAGTGGAGTTTTCAGGTTGTTTAATATTAATTTTTTTGTCATTTATAAAATCAATAACAAATATTTGCTCATTTAACTCGGGGTTAGTTGGAGCAGATATTTGAATAATATCTCCTAATTGTAAATAAATTTCATTTGATGTAGCCATTACTTTATATTTACAGTAGAAATTATTATGAATTACGAAAAAATTGATTTATAAAATCAATTAAAGAAATAACGATAGTATAAGTAAGATGTCATATAGTTTAAGCAATATTTCGCAAATTGACGGTTTACTATTCGATGGTGAGAATAGAAGTCAAATAGCAAAGTCACTAAATTTGAAACATAATGTATGGAAGCATAAAAACGGAATAAATTACCATATTCTAAAGTATGACAAAGAATGGCTGAGTAGAGATAATGTTCCTTCAATAGGATTATTAAGATCATTAATCTTTAAGGATGATGGAACAGTAGTTTGTTTCGCTCCACCTAAGTCATATAATAGTGATGATTTGACGATAGATCCGAATATGGAATATAGAGCTGAAAAATTTATTGAGGGAACTATGGTTAATGTTTTCTATGAGAAGGATACTCAGGTATGGGAGATAGCTACTAGAAGTAGTGTAGGTGGTGAGATGTGCTTCTTTATGGAAAATGGTTTTAAGGAAAGTGATACATTTAAATATATGTTTAATGAAGTGTGTGAGCATATTGGATTAAATTTAAATGATTTGAACAAGGATTATGTTTATAGTTTTGTAATGCAACATCCAAGAAATCGTATTGTTAAAATTATCAAGGAAATGAGATTATATTTGGTAGATGTATATCAAATTGTAGAAAACAAGACAATTAATATTATTTCTATTAAGGATATGAGTTTATTTGGAATTAAGGAGAATACTGTTCTAACTGTTCAAGTAAACCCAATTAAGAATAAAGAGGAATTGGAATTATGTAAAGAAACAGCCGCATCAGTAAATACAAATTATAGCACAGTAGGAGTAGTTATTAAAAATAATTTAGGTCAACGATATAAATTTAGAAACCCTAATTACGAACATGTTAGACGACTTAGAGGTAATCAACCAAAGCTTCAGTTTCAATATTTAAATCTTAGACAAGCACCTAAGGATAATGAATACCAAACTCAGAGTAAGCTAACAGAATATTTAAAATATTATCCGGAACACAAAGCAATGTTTAATGAATTCAGAAATATTCTTCATACATATACTAATGGGTTATTTACCAACTATATTAGTTGTTATATTAAAAAGGAAAAGGAATTGAAAAATTTTCCTGAAAAATATAGAACACATATGTATAACCTTCATCATGAGGTATTTCTAAAAGAATTATTACCAAAAAAATCATATGTAACAAAAGCGGTTGTTATAGGTTATTTCAACGGTCTTCATCCAGCAAAACAAATGTATGTATTAAATTATGATGTAAGAAAAAATTATATTGCCAAGGAAAAATTTGATAATAGTAAACCAGTAGAATCATCAACACAAATTACAGATGAATCTCAATAAGATAATATATAATAGATAAAAAATTATTATAAATATTTTTTATAATAATTTTTGTTTGTAGTTTTTAAATTACTTAAATTTATTTTGGATGTTAGTAAAAGTGCTAATAATATCCTCTGCCGCCTGAATTAGGTTTTGCGAAACTCTAGCAATATCTTCATCTTTATTAAATGCCATTCTAATAACACCATTGGGAATGTGTGGATGTGGAACACGGAATCCAACAAATGATAAACTTTCATTACCTTCGTAAAATCTTTCATATAGGAAATAATTGAGAGCACCTCCTAAGGTATAGTCTTCATTTTTTAATGTAATAATAAATTCATTTTCAACAGTAGAATTTGTATTTTTTTCAATAATAATATCCTTAGTATCTGATTCGTCTGTAAGGTCTTTAATTAATTTATTACATTTTTGAATCATAATATCACATGCCTTGTAGATTATGTTGAAATTAGAGAATACACCCACGCTTTCAACGATAAAATCGAAACTATTAGGAATGGTAATTCTTTTGGCCTCTAATAAGAACCAATTAGCTTTTTGGAAATCAATTTCTTCTTGTTCAGTATTAGATTTAACAAGTTCTTTTTGTTTATCGTTCCAAACATCATTGGCTTTTACAGCATCAACAGTATTTCCATAAGCACAAGCAGAGACAACATTATACATACCATCTTCTTTGGCAGTTCCAATATCAAATGGAGATGTAAATTGGATATGTTCTCCATCAATATTTTCCGATAATTTAGGGCGCAATCGAGTAATAGGAATATAGTCACCAGTAATTTGATTTGGAGGAAATAATTCCTTAACAGCGGTAGGTGATAAATATTTATCTGTTTCAATATTTTTAACTTTAAAATCTTCAGTTGTTAAGAGTTCAATAACATCAGAATCATTTTTTTTATCAACTTCTACAACATATTCTTTATAAGGGAAGTCGACATCAGTAATATGAATAGGTATACAACCGATTCTTTGTTTAATAATTTCATTATTTAATCTAGTTGTATTAGAAATAATATCAATTTTACTTTCACTATGAGGAAAAGCTCTGAATACTAATGTAGGTATTTCAGATAGCACGATTCTTCGTAATGAATTTGCTAAACTAAAATGAGTATCACTTAATGTAAAATTTAATACATTAGACTCTTCAGAAGTAATTGTAATCTTAGGTTCCATCATCATTGAATATATATTATATTAATAATTATTTTATTAAATCAATTTTTTAATAAATTAAATAAGTTTAAACATTATTATAAAAATTAATTATTAATATAATGAGTAGCATATTATATTATAGTAATTATTGTGAAAAGTGTAAAGATCTACTAAGATTAATTGGAAAAAGTGATTTGAAAAATGATATGCATTTTGTTTGTATTGACAAAAGATTTAGAGATCCTCAAACAGGAGGGATTTATGTAACTTTAGAAACACAACAAAAAATATTATTGCCTCCACAAGTTCAGAAAGTTCCAGCTATGTTATTATTAAAAGAAGGAAACACTGTTATATTTGGGAACGATGTAATGGATAAAGTAAAACCTCGAGAAGAATATTCAGCGGCAAAAGCAACCGGATTTAATGGAGAACCACATGCATCTAATGGAGAACCATCAGCCTTTTCTTTAGGAAATGATAACATTGGAGGATTTGGAGTAGCAAGTGATAATTTTAGTTATTGGGACCAGGGGAGTGATGAATTATTAGCAAAAGGAAACGGTGGAACACGACAAATGTATAATTATGCCACAGTAGATCAAACAGGTGTAATAGAAACACCAAAGGATGATTGGTCACCAGATAAGGTTGGAGAAACAGCAATGAAAGATATGGAAGCAGAGAGAAATAAAGACTTACAAATGCAACAAATGAGTAAACAAGGTGGACAAAGAGGAATTTAATATTGTAATTAAAACTAATTTAAATATTATTTAATATCAAAATTAAATGGATAAAAGTACAATCCTAAAGGCATTTAACACCCAGTTTGAAGAATTTTTAGAGGACATATCAGTATTATTTCCAAGTAATAATGATATAAGGACATCTAAGACAGGGTTATTAATGTTAAGAAAAGCGAATCCCAAAAAAATCGTAGATGTATGGTACAGATATATATGTGTTAAATATGAAGAAGAAATAGAAAAAGAAAACCTAGAATATTTTTTAACAAAGGATTACAGTAGTGATTTAAAAATGGATGAAGGGGGTGCTAATAAAGTATTAGAAGCCATTGATAAGATAAGACAACCTTTAAGGGAATTGGAAACAGAAAATAAGAAAAAATGTATCCAATATTTAAAAAATCTGAATACTCTATCAAAAATATATAATAACTAGTTTGATTTAAACAAAAATTATTAAGATAATTTATATGTCTAAATCAAGTGCTGAAGACCAATGCCAAAGTGAGGATGTTATACCTGAAGAATTTATCAAGGTCATTTATGATTTAATAAATGATATCTTATTTACATTCCCTGAGTTCAAAGAGAAGTTACATATTGACTTATATAATATTAAAGAGTCTAGGGATGAAAGTAGTATACGAAATGTATACGAACACATTAAAAAAGTATTTCCTGAGAGATTCTTTGATATATTATACAAGAATGAGGAGATGTTTAAATCAAATGAAATAAACACAGAACTATTGCCTGGAATTGATTTTAAAGAATTATGGGCAGATGATATTAGTAATAAAACAAAGGATGTGATTTGGAAATATCTTCAAGTAATTTTATTTTCGGTTATTGGAAAAGTGAATTCCGAAGATTCTTTTGGAGATACCGCAAAATTATTTGAGGCAATTAATCAAGATGAATTAAAAGATAAGTTAGAGGAAACTATGGGTAATTTACAAAATATGATGGATGGAAGTAGTCCTATAATAGATGTATCTGGTATAGATCATTTACCAAATCCAGATGATATTCAAGACCATATTAATGGATTATTAGATGGTAAATTAGGAAATCTGGCAAAGGAAATTGCTGCTGAAACAGCAGATGAATTAAATCTTAATGCTGGTGATGCTACATCTGTAAACGATGTATTCAAAAATCTATTAAAAAATCCTACACAATTAATGGGACTTGTTAAAAATGTGGGTGGAAAGTTAGATAATAAGATTAAATCGGGAGAAATCAAAGAAAGTGAGTTAATGCAAGAGGCAAGTGATTTATTATCAAAAATGAAAGATATGCCTGGTATGGGTGATATACAGTCAATGTTGAAAAAAATGGGTATGGGTGGTGGTCAAGGTGGAAAAGTAAATTTAGGTGCTATGGAAAATGCTCTAAATCAAAATTTAAAGAGAGCTGAAATGAAAGAGAGAATGCTAAAAAAAAGTGAACAAAGACGCCAAGAACAAGAACTAGAAAAACAAAGATTAGCACACTTAGCAAGTCTACCTAAACCTCCACCTTTAACAGAAGCAGAATTAGAACAATTGGTATTTTCTATAGAAGGTGAAAAACCAGAAAAATCTATGAGAGGCGCTGGGGGAGAGAATAAATCTAATAAGAAAAAGAAAAAGAAAGGAAAGAAAAAATAAATAATTAAGAATATATATAAATGGCAACAGAATCTACTAATATTTGGTTAAATGATCCATCAGTATTATTTAAAAAAGGGCAAATAAATCAGTTATGGCCAAAAGAAAAAATGTCACAAAATGAAAAAATTAATGCTATTACAAGATTAGTAATTATATTAACAATTTTAGGATTTTTAATTACTCAAGCATATAATTTTTTCTTTACTGGTTTAATAACTTTAGGTGTAATTGCCTTTTTATATTATGCTCGCGAATATAAAAAACAGGAGCCTAGTGATGAAAAAGAAGGATTTACTAATCCAAAGGTTTATGAGGCTTTAAAAAGTAATTTTACCAATCCTACTAATAAGAATCCATTTATGAATGTGCTTTTACCTGAAATAAAAGATGACCCAAAGAGAAAGATGGCAGCTCCTGCTTATAATCCAGCTGTTGAAAAAAAAATAAATAAAGATACAGAAAATTTTGTAGTATCTAATTTTGACAATGATCCTGATATTAAAAAGAAGCTATTTTCAACTTTAGGGGATAGTTTTGAATTTGAGGACTTTGGACAATACAACTTTTATGCTACTGCTAATACGAGAGTTCCTAATGACCAAAAAAGTTTTGCCGATTTTTGTTATGGAGGAATGATTTCCGCAAAAGAAGGAAATGATTTTGCTTTATTACAAAATGCTCCAAGAATGGGAAGTATTGCTTGGCAAAATTAAATATATATATTTAAGAAAAATATTATTAAATATATATATACAAATGGCAGCTTTTACACGAGATTTTACATTTGATCAATTATCAAGAATTGGTGAGGATAGTTGTGGTTTAAGCCAGAAAAATGTTCAAAATGTTTCTGCATCCAATTATCTTTTAACTAACTTTTTCTCTCAAGACTGTGGTATGAAAAGACCTATTGAATTTGCTACTAGTCAACCTAATATTAATTTCAGTGGTAGCCACCAAGTCGGTATGGGTGGTTGTAATATTGATACTAATTCCGATTTATTAATTGGAACCATTAATACTCATCCCAAATGTCGTATTAGTTTACTAGAAAGACCTTTCAAGACGGTTCCTTATTTAGGAAGAGGTTCATCTAATCCTGTTCTTGAATCCCACATTCAACAAGGTGATATGATTACTAATAAAAAAAGTATTAATACTACTACCGAACAATCCTATATTCCTTATATGAATTACCCATTATTACCTTCTATTGAAAATTCTATTACTAATCCTGCTAATTTAGTAGAGGGAGTTGCTGCTGATGGATGGATTAGAGGTGGTGTTCCTTCCAGAGAATTACAAAAAGACCTTGACTATAAAACGGGTCATAGTCAATATCAATATTAAATAACTTAAAACTATAAATTCTATTTATGTAAATGAATGATTTACAATTAAATCAATTATTTACTTATCATTTAATTATTGAAGAAGGTGAAGATGAAAAAGATATTAGTAATATGTTGTATCAACTACAATTATTGGAATTATTTGATTTGAAGAATTTAGATGTAGATTTT